GAATAATGACTACACTTGCTACCTCTGCTATTGTTAAGAAAGAGCAGATTGATCAATTTGCTTTTAAAATTACATTAGTAAAAAGAACTAATGGCGCGACAGCTCAGATTGGGTTCAACTCCTATGTACGTCACTTCAAACTATTTGAATCAGTATTTTCAAAATTTACTTATATTGAAGGATTAATTCTAGATGGTATGAACATTGCACAACGCTTTGGTATCCAACCAGGCGATATCTTTAGAGTTGACATCTATAAAGACCCAAGTGATATTGCACCACATGAAAGAATAACAAAAGACTTTATTATTCAAGATCTAGGTGGCCAAGAAAGAGCAGAAGGTAATAAAGCTGCCAAGTATACTTTTAGAGCAATATCTGAGTGTGGACATAAAGGTCTAAAAACAAAAGTTAAGAAAAGCTATAGAGGTAAAGGGTCAGCTATTGTAATGACAATAGCTGGCCAGTATCTTGATCAATCGCTAAAAAAAGAATCTATTGGAAGTTATGGTGACATGAAATATGTTGTACCATCTCTCACTCCATTTGAAGCAATAGAAAATATTTCAAAGCACTGTATATCAAGATCCAATCCTAAAGATGGTAATTACTTTTTTTATGAAGTAAGAGATACAGTATACTTCAAACCACTTAAAGCAATTGTAGCTGCTGCCAACAACCACAAATATACTTTAACTGCTGACAAGAATAGAGCTCCTGACCTTCAGGCAGCTAACGACTATTTTAGAATTATTGAGTTTCAGCACCATCAGTCAATAAACCAACAGGACTTTTTACAAAATGGAACCTTAACAAATAAGGTGCTGACGTTTGATTTCATTTCAAGAAGCGTAAAAACAAAAGAATTTGGCTTACTTGGAATGAAGAGTGATATTGTTCTTATGGGTGATAACCTATTAATGGACACCCAAGAAGTAAATCATTTTATACCCGGACCAAATGAAACAGATGAACGAACAAGTCTTTTTATTAGATGTGGTAGCGAAAGCTATAAAGATGATGATAAGGATAAAACAGTTGAAACCTTGGCAAAGGGTAGACCTTTTGCTCAAGCCCAAAGAGGACTAATGAATCAGACTGTTTTAACTATCAGTGTTTTAGGTAATCCTAGAATTAAGCCAGGCGATACAATTGAAATTGAAATGTCGCAAGCATCTGGCGACATTATACAGGAAAAAGATTTTGTCTTGGGTGGTAAATTTTTTGTAGGCAGCTGTGCTCACTCAATAACAGACATGGACGATTATACAACAATCCTTGAATTGTTTAAAGATGCTTACGAGAGGGACATAAGTGAGTATAGAAAGGACATTAATAGTCTAAATGAATTTCAGCAAGAGAATTTAAAATAATGGATGTTATAACAGAAGGTGATTCACAATTTGGCTCTATGACCTGGTTCATTGGTGTTGTTGAGGATGTTAATGACCCACTGAAGATTAATAGAGTTCGTGTCAGATGCATTGGTTATCATACAGACGATAAAGCTGCTATGAAAATTGGTGACCTACCATGGGCGCCATTCCTTTCTTCAACAGCCCAAATGTCAGCACCAATGGTTAACCAAGGGGATTGGGTAGTTGGATTTTTTATTGACGGCATGCAGGCACAGCAACCAGTTGTAATTGGTTCATTTACAAGTATCCCAAAAGACAAAGCAAATGTAGAAAAAGGATTTAATGATCCATCTGGCATACACCCTAAGCCAGAGCAGCTTGAGGATGATCTACTTGGTGGTGGAACAAACTCAAGACACGCCAGAGGTCTAGAGGGTGAGGTAGATAAGAATGCTATTGCCTATTCTAAATCTAGCGTAACAACTAATATTGCAACTGCAGAAGGATCTTCGTTTGCTGAGCCTGTAACTAAGTTTGCTGCTGTCTATCCTGCTAACCATGTGATGGAGACAGATGGCGGCCACGTTTTTGAATTAGATGATACACCAGGAGCAGAAAGAGTACACATCTTCCATAAGAAGGGTTCGTTTGTTGAGTTTCATCCAGACGGTTCCATTGTCCACAGAGGTGCTCAGGATCGATACCATATTGTGTTGAAAGATGAGAACTTATATGTTGGTGGAACATTGAATATGTCAGTATCAGGTACTGTTAATATTCTAGCTGGCAACAATACGAACATATCAACTGTTGGCGATGCAACATGGAAGGTTGGTGGCAATCTAAGATTAGATGTCGCTAAGAATTTTGATGTTGCTGTAGGCGGTGCTGTTAATATTGATTCAAGTGGTAAGATGCAATTGGATTCACAAGGTAGCTTTGCCATTGCCTCCGGTGGTTCAATAGGTATCGATGCAGCTAGCTCAGCCACAGTATATGCTGGTGGTCAGTGTGGTATTCGCGGTAGTAAGGTTCAGTTGGATGGTAGTACAATTCTAGCTAAACCTAAGATTGATATTGGAGGTGGCCCTGTATCCAAACCATCAGGCGGCCCAACAATTATTATTCCAAAGGCTCCTGTACCAATATCAGTCACTGGTCCAGCAGCTAGAAAGGGGTTCACTATTAACGGTGTATTTGTTGAAAATAGCCCAAGCATTGATTTGGACGATGTATCAACTTCATATAACATTCAGCGAAGCCAAGAGTATATTGAGAATCCTGATAAATTTAAAAATCCAGCTGCGGCTGCAGATGGTGTCAAGGAAAACTATCCTGGTACACCTGAATCAGGAGGCGCGGGTGAGAGCTTAATTGTGGATACACCACCAGCATCTGATCTTTGTGCATTCTTGAATGAGCAGTTGAAACTTGCTGCTAGCGGTTATTGGTCTGAGACTGGTATGGGTGGAGCCAAATCCAATCCAAACATTGTAAGAATCTGGGAGACACTTGGCATTGACGGAAAGCGCTCTGCATATTGGAGAACTGACCAAACACCATGGTGTATGGGATTTGTTAATTACTGTCTCAAGATGAGTGGATATAGATTTGTCCAGACAGCTCGCGCATTTGATATCAGAGACAGACAGTCAGCCTACAAGGCAATTTCTGTTCCAGTAAGCCAGGCCAAGTGTGGTGATATTGCACTTTGGAGCTACTCGCATGTCAACTTTGTTTTGGGTAGTAGCGGCGGCCGTCTATCGTTTGTTGGTGGTAATCAGAGTCCAAAGGGTAAGGCAACAAACAACAATCCATCCCAGGGCGATGTTACAAGAAACAATCCAGGGCTTGGCAGCCTGATAGGCATCTACAGACCAGTTAAAAAATAAATGGTCAACATAGTTAATATAAATAATTGTAAAGAGAGTTACCATGTCTAATTACACCAAAACAACAGCAGCCTTTATTAAAAAGAATGCAAGATATTCTGACTTGAGTATTGCTCTTGGTATTAATCCTTTTTCTGGTGACCTCAATAGAGTTATAGATGTGGATGCCGTGAAAAGATCAGTGAAGAACCTAGTTCTAACTGATAAGTTTGAAAGAATTTTAGATCCTGATATTGGTGGTAACGTAAAGGCATCATTGTTTGAACCAATGTCACCTTTGACGGAAACTATTCTACAAGATTATATTGTAGAAGTAATTGAAAACTATGAGCCAAGAGCCATACTAGAAGATGTTGTGATAGAGGCTAATTATGACAACAATTCTTATAATGTAACAATCACATTTAGAATTGATACGTCAGAAGATCCACAAGTACTAACATTTGCATTAGAAAGAGTAAGATAATATGGCTAATGGATTCCTTACAACCTCAGAGCTAGATTTTACAAACTACAAGTCTAGTTTAAAGACGTTCCTTTCCCAGCAAGATATCTTCAAGGATTACAACTTTGAAGGGTCTAATATGGCTGTCTTGTTGGATATCCTAGCCTACAATACCTATCTAAATGGTGTATATCTTAACATGGTTGGCAGTGAGATGTTTTTGGATACTGCCGCTCTAAGAGAGTCTATTGTATCCCATGCTAAAGAACTAAACTACACGCCTCGTTCAAGAACATCTGCAGTAGCATATGTTAACATTACAGTTACACCAAACGATTCTCCTGATTCAATTATTATTCCAAAGTATTATGAGATTAATGGTGAGACAAAGGACAACACAACATTCTTCTTCACAACTGATGAAGCAATTGTAATTAGAGCCAACAATGGCGTCTATGAAGCTGCAAACGTTGCTGTGTATGAAGGTAATATTGTTAAGGAAGTATTTGTTGCCAACGCCACTGCACG